AGTGGACAAACTTGGCAGACTGTAAGTAGATCTGATAACACTTGGTATCAAAATACCACGGGTAGACCTATTCAATTATCTATTGGTTTACATAGAAGTAGATATATTAGGATTGGATCATCAACCGGTAGTTATGTTACCATAGTAACAACTGGTGGAGATTATTCTGAAGACGCAAATTGTCCAATTGTTCCTGTCAATCATTACTATCAAACAAATGGTTGGAGAGATTGGACGGAGTTTAGATAATGAGTATATATTTTAGCGACGGCAGTTCTACACAACAATATGCAGATGTTGGATCTAGTGGACAAACTTGGCAGACTGTAAGTAGATCTAATAACACTTGGTATCAAAATACCACGGGTAGACCTATTCAATTAGGAATTGGTTTACAAACCAGCAAATATATATACATTGGTTCATCAACTAGTAATTATGTTGAAGTAATTGCTACTGGTGGAGATCCTTCTGAAGCTTTGAATGGAATGTTTGTTCCTGTCAATCATTATTATAAAACAAATGGTTATAGAACTTGGACTGAATTTCGTTAATTAAAGAGGTAAAAAAATGGCAAATCATGGTTTTTGGCACCCCACTCTTGGATATTGGGAAACTATAAGCGATCCAACTGATGATATGATATCAGAATATGAAACTGGAACAATTGAAGTTCCAGTAAGACCTACTGAGATCCATACGTGGAATACTGAAACTAATGCATGGAATGAACCATCTACTACTGAATTGAACGCATTAGAAGCAGGGCATGTAAGAGATCAGCGAGATTATTTGTTGGCAACTCAAGTTGATAGAGTTGTATCTAATCCGTTAAGATGGGCAAGTATGAGTACATCTAAACAAGGTGAATATACAACATATAGACAAGCATTACTTGATATTCCAACCCAAGTGGGATTTCCAACTAGTGTCACTTGGCCAACACCACCTTCATAAGTAGTCAAAAATAATAGTAGCAAAATGCCTTATATCGGTCATCGACCGTATGGTTGGAAATAGATAAACTATTTCCGCTTGACACCCTGATGCTGATACCCTATAATATGGGGGTCAGTATCGGAGCAATCCATGAACGCCGAAACCTACGTTGAGAGTGTCGTCATTGACATTTGCAACCGTTCCTTCCTCGTCACTAGTGACAATGATGATGAGCGTATGGTAGAATGTGATAGTGTAGAAGAATTTATGAACGTTCTTGAGGTTTGCACCGCTCACCTTGAAGAAGGTCAAATTCTATATACAGAACCAGTAACATTGTAACGTTGATGGAAGTATTCACACTAAAGGAATGGGAAGACAATTTTGATAACCTTGTAGAAAGAGTTGAAAAAGGTGAGACTATAGGTATTGTAAGAGAAGATGGTAAGGCAGCAGTGATGATGCCTGCTGATGATGAACTGATACGAATACACACTGAGCAAAATAATGAAGCTCAGTAGTTCATCATCTGCTCGTGAGACTTGGTAGTCAGAGAGGTTTTATACACCTTTTCCTCCAGATTAGAGGCTTTGAGATGGTTCAAATCCATCCACGAGTATTTGCTTCCTTAGCAATCTGGTGAATGCAGCAAACTCATAATTTGCCTAAGGAGAGTTCGATCCTCTCAGGAAGCACTAAGCGAGTATGGCGGAATCGGTAGACGCACCAGACTTAAAATCTGTTGAGAATTAATCTTGTGGGAGTTCAAGTCTCCCTACTCGCATTAAAATAAATAAGACAAAGCAAGGTGATTATGTCTTCTTTTTCCTACAAGGTAACTCAATCGTATAATTGGTTTAATAACGGAAGTATTATTGTTAGAATGTATTTTCTCAATAATATTCCATTTACTTTTGATGAATTAGAACCTGGTTATCTTTATGATAGAGATTTGGTAGAGAAAGCAGATAAGGAAAGAGATTATGACATTAATGACGTTTATCTTGGATCACAGTATTTGATTCTTGAAAAATGTCATCCATGTTTTGATATTATTGATATTGAGAATAAAGATGAACTTCCAGATGATCTTATTCCTTATTTTGACGAGGAAGATTTGAGGGGATAAATAGATCATAGAAATCTAATGGTCGTCATAATCCGATGCCTCTTAATAAGCTGGAAAATTTTATTAAGAATACAGAAGGTCGTATTCTTTATGTAAACCCAAGTGATCTTGATGCTACTGACGCGATTGAGAATCAGGGAAACTCTTTAACTAAACCATTTAAGACTGTCCAAAGAGCATTGCTAGAGGCAGCAAGATTCTCCTATCTGAGGGGAAGTGATAATGATATCATTGAGAAAACAACTATTCTTCTGTATCCAGGAGAACATGTTATTGATAATAGACCTGGTTTTGCGATTAAAGATGTAAGTGGAACTGCAACTGCTGTCTCACCATCTGGTGCATCATCAAGTGCTCAGACAACTCTTACATTAACTACAGATTCTGTATTTGATTTAACTCAAGAAGATAATATCCTTTATAAGTTCAATAGTATTAACGGTGGTGTTATTGTTCCTCGTGGTACTTCTATCGTTGGTCTTGACTTAAGAAAGACTAAACTGAGACCAAAATATGTACCTAACCCAACAGATACCAACTTATCCGGAACTGCACTGTTCAGGGTAACTGGTACTTGTTACTTTTGGCAGTTCTCAATCTTTGATGGTGATCTGAGTGGAACTGTTTATACTGACAGTCAGGACTTCTCCTCTGCTAATACTGCCACACCCACATTCTCTCACCATAAACTAACAGTATTTGAATATGCTGATGGTGTAACCATTCCAACTGGTTATACTATCTCTGACTTAGCGATGTATTATAGTAAGCTCTCTAATGCTTACAATACTGAAACTGGTAGAAACATTGACCAAAAGTGGCCAGCAGATCCACTTGGTTTTGCTGCTAAACGTCCAGAATTTGAAATTGTTGGTGCTTTCGCTGATGATCCCGTCAACATCTCCAGTGTCATTTCTGGTGATGGTTCAACACCTAGCAGTGTCATCACAGTCACAACTAGCACTGACCACAAACTGACATCCGGAACACCCATCAAGATTAAGGGTGTTAGTGTAGATGATTATAATATCGCAACTACAGTCCAAAACATCACTGACGCTAGAACATTTACATTCTTACTTCCATTTGTTAGAAACAACCTGACAGCATCTCCTAGTGCTTCCGGTTCTACTGTCACTATTGAGACTGATACAGTACAGGGTGCCTCTCCATATATCTTTAACATCTCTCTCCGTTCTGTCTTCGGCATGAACGGTATGCACGCTGATGGCAACAAAGCAACTGGATTCCGATCCATGGTTGTTGCTCAGTTCACCGCTGTCGGTCTTCAGAAGGATGACAGAGCGTTTGTTAAGTATAATGAGTCCTCTAGAGTTTACGAGGGTATCAGTGTATCTAAAGTGACTGGTGCTGCTCTTGCTAGTGGTTCTTCATCTACTGATGCTACTAAAGTATATCACTTAGATAGTGAAGCACAGTATAGAATTGGGTGGGAAAGTTCTCATATCAAAGGATCTAACGATTCTTTCTTGCAGATTGTTTCTGTCTTTGCAATTGGTTTTGCATATCATTTTGATGGTAGAAACGGTGCTGACATGAGCATCACAAACTCCAACTCTAACTTTGGTCAAATCTCACTGAATGGTGTTGGATTTAAGAAAGCAGCATTTAATAAGGATAATAGGGGATATATCACATCTATTATCACTCCTAAAGCAGTCACAACCAAAGAGGAAGATATTGATTGGATAACTCTTGACGTTGGTTTGACAACTTCTGTTGGTATCTCCAGTCACCTGTATCTGTTTGGATACAATGACAAGAACATCAAACCACCACATAAGATTCAAGGTTATCGTGTTGGTGCCAAACTGAACGAGAAACTGTCCTTTGTAGGTTCTGGAACTACCTACACTGCTGATGTTTTCATGGTAGATAATGAGATTAGCACTACTGGCATTACTTCTGCTCTTGGAGAGACAAGTTCGGTCAAAGAATATAAGGTAACTTTAGTAAACAACAGTACTCTTACCCTCGGAACTCACAAACTCATCACTGGTGAGAAGATTGTAATCAATAGCGATACTGGAGATCTTCCTGAAAACATTGAAGCACATAAGGTTTACTTTGCTATTAAGGCAAGTGGAACTACTATCAAGGTAGCATCTTCTTTAACAAATGCTGAGAATGATGAGGAAATTACACTCTATGGTGGTATAAGTTTAAGAGTTCGTAGTAGAGTTTCTGAGAAAAGTTCTGGTGAAATTGGATCTCCAATCCAGTTTGATGCAGGAAATGGCAACTGGTTTGTAAAATCTTCTAGTGGTAATGCGATTTACAATGCCTTCAATACTCAAGGAACAGGAACTCTTGGAACTAGAACAACAACCAGTTTTATCAAGAGAAAAGAAGATTCTAGAAGTCTTGATGAGAAACTGTATAAGTTGAGAGTTGTTGTTCCCAAGGAGCTCACTAACTGTAAGGAACCTGAAGAAGGATTTGTTCTTCAAGAATCTAGCAGCACATCGCTGAGGTCTGATTCTGATTTTACTGCTACTGGTATCACAACATCTGATCCAGACTTTAACAGAAACCCAAGATTCATCAGTACCTGTTCCACCTCAAGTTCTACTGTAACTGTCATCTCCGAGATTCCACACAAAATCAAAGTTGGTGAGAAGATCACAATCAAGAATGTTACTAGTACAGGTAATACTGCCGGTACAGAGAATAAAGGATATAATGGTGTCTTCACTGTTTTGTCTATTCCTAATGAAAAGACATTTACCCACTCTACGACTGACGTAGATAGTATCACTCATAATGGTGGAAGTTTTACTAACAACACTAGCACCAGAACGATTGCTCTACCTAGATTTGAAAGAACTGATTGGAAGGGTAACTTCTACATCTACAGAAATGATGTAATCACACCATATGTTGAGAATGTAAGTGATGGTATCTACCATATGTACGTTCTGAAAGCTAACAACGCTATTCCTACAGAATATACATCTCACTATTATAGTCAAAAGGTTGATGATCTCTATCCACAGCAGGATAAGGATAATGTAGATGACAACCCAGAGTCTGCTAAATCCTTTGCGATGAGATCACCAGTCGGTGATGTTACGACGAGTGACCTGAAGAAGAGTATTACTAGAGAAAGTATTGATAATCTTTTGCCTACACTTGGTATTGGTCTCACTATCGCTGGTGTTACTACATCCTTCACAACAAATACAGTTGGTGTTGCCACACTTACATTCCATGAGAATCACAACTTCAACGGTATTGTAACTTTCAGTGCTCTGACTGGTGGTTCTGGATATACTAATGGAACTTACCATAACGTCAAACTGTTCAACAACGGTACATCTACATGGGATGGTGCCACAGCAAGAGTAGTTGTCGCTGGCGGTGCTGTATCTAATGTTGATATCACCTCTGGTGGTTCTGGATACACAAACAGCGAAGAGTTAGACTTTGATACTTCTAGAGTCGGTGGTGGAACTGGTGCAGGTGTCACTATTTCTACTTCTGGAATCTCTACTGTCATCGGTAATACAATTCAACTGACTGGTATTGGCACCCACACCAGTGGACATTTCAGAATTACTGGTGTCCCTGATAAGAATCAGGTTGCGATTGCCATCAGCAACACTGACGCAAGACCAATACAAGGACAGTATCTTATCAACGTTGCTCCTGAGATTACAGTCTCTACTGCTACTACGACAATTACATCTGGTATCACCACATTTACAACAACTGAATCACACGGTTTTGTTGTTGGTAACAGACTGACCGTTAAGAACAGTAGCGATGCTAACCTTGGTCATTATGATGTTACTGGTGTCACCACAACTACAGTCACTGCAAACGTCGGTGTCGGTGTTACTATCCACGGACCTAAGTTCTTGCTGAAGCATGGAGTTTCTGCTAACGATCTAACATCTGATAAGAATGGTGAAAACCTTGGTTCTAGAGGTCTATCATTCTTCGGCAATGAGACTGCTATTCTCCAGTCTAATATCACTAACCAAACCACCATTCATGTCAAGACGACAAATGTTGGTGTTGCTACTGCTGCTAGATTTGAACTTGGATCTTATTTCCAGGTTGATAATGAGATTATGAGAGTCACCAGTAATGTCTTAAGTGGTTCTGGTGGTAATGAGATGACTGTTATCCGTGGTTCTATGGGTACAGTCAAGGAGAATCACTCCGGTGGTGCACTTATTAAGAAGATTGATCTCAAGGCGATTGAGTTCCATAGACCAACGTATCTCAGAGCATCTGGTCATACATTTGAATATCTTGGTTATGGTCCAGGTAACTATTCTACCGCACTTCCTCAGGTTCAAGTAAGATCTCTGAATGATGAAGAAGAGACTCTGGCACAAGCACAAGAGAAGAATTGTGGTATCGTTGTTTACACTGGTATGAACAACGATGGTGACTTCTACATTGGTAATAAGAAAATTAACTCTGCTACCGGTAAAGAGAAGACCTTTGATATTCCTATCCCAACTGTAACTGGCGAAGATACTAGCGTTAACAGCGTAGTCTTTGATGAAGTTATTGTCAAGGAAAGACTGATTGTTGAGGGTGGTAACTCCGGTACTGTTCTATCTCAGTTTGATGGTCCTGTTACCTTCAACGGTGAAACGAAGTTTAATGAAAACATTGATGTTGATGCTTCTGTTAAAGTTAGAGGTGTTTTCAACATCACTGACACTACTCAGTCCACCAGTGTTGGAACTGGAGCTCTGACTGTAGATGGTGGTGTTGGAATTGA